CGTCAACGACCTGTGCCGCGAGCGCGGCCTCTACCACATCCACGACGAGGCCTACGAGTACTTCGTCTACGGCGGCGCGAGCCACTACTCGCCGGCTTCGCGCAGCGGATCAGAAGATCACACCATCTCCCTGTTTTCACTGAGTAAGGCGTTCTCCCTAGCGAGCTGGCGCGTGGGCTACATGGTGCTGCCTCCCCGACTTGTCGAGTCGGTCCGCAAGATCCAGGACACCAACGTCATCTGCCCGCCAGTGATCAGCCAGTTCGCCGCGGTCGAGGCGATGCGCCTCGGGCGGGCATACTGCGAGCCCATGATCGCTCGCATCGCCGAGGTTCGCGACTATCTCTACCAGCGCCTGGCCGAGGTGCCGGGCGTTCGCGTGAACGCCGCACGAGGCGCCTTCTACGTCTTCCTCGAATTGCCCAACGCCCGCAGAGACGATCTCGAAGTCGTGCGCACGCTCATCGCCGATCACGGCGTGGCGGCCATCCCCGGCAGCGCCTTCGGCGTCGGCCCCGGCTGCTACCTGCGAGTCTCGTACGGCGCGCTGGAGCCGGACACCGCGCGCCAGGGCATAGACCGCCTGTGCACCGGCCTCGCGGCACTCGCCGCCGCCTGAGGGACATTGCCATCGACGCCGCCGTGGTTTACCCTTGCGCGCCTTCGTCCCGGCTCCCCGCCGGGCCCGGCGGCGCAGCGCACCGGGAGCGAAGTAGCAAGGATCGAGAGGTGGGTCGAAAGATTCGCGGAGAGGTGGCCGAGCGGTTGAAGGCGCACGCCTGGAAAGTGTGTATACGTTAATAGCGTATCGAGGGTTCGAATCCCTCCCTCTCCGCCACGCCTTGGTAGGCAGTTGACCCTCTGCAACTTTTCTCCTATCCGAGCGCGCCGCCGAGATCGCCAGTATCCGCGGGCCTTTTCGGTGTCGTTCCGGTGTCGCAACGGCACTTCGCCCCCGCCACGTCTTGCCCGAAATCCCCCGTTTTCCTCTCTAAAGTACGGAATTCTCTCTCGGAAGCGTACCTGGCGGTTTCGAAGTACGCTTGTGAAAGTGCCGTTGGATCAGGGGGTTACAAAACCACCTGTTATTTGTGTTTAATCGTCGACAGCGGTCGGGCATGTCCAAGTTGCGACGCGTGGTACGCTTCCTTATAGTTTTTCCGAACAATATCAATCGTTACTACGTAGGCTAAGTTTCTTGTGGGGTAAGGGAAGGATTGATGACTGAATTCAAGGCGTGGCGTCGCACGGCGGGGCGGAGTCTGAAAATCCATGTCGCGCTCGGCGTTGGCCTGATGGCGGTCTTGTCCATCGGCGCTATTGGCGTTAATGCCGAGCGTGCGCTGAGTCGGGAGACCAGACAGCATGTTCTGGATAATCTGAACGAGCTCGCGTTTCAGATGTCCTACCGCCTCAGCCGCAGCATGTTCGAGCGATATCGCGATATACAGATTGTAAGTTCGCTCGATGCGGTGCGCTCGGGATCTGTGGCGACTAGGCGCTCGATCCTGGACAGAATTCAGGAAACGTATCGGGACTATGCGTGGATTGGATTAGCAAGCGCCAATGGTCGCGTGATAGCCAGCACCGGGGGGCTGTTGGAAAGCGAGGACGTGTCGCAGCGGCCCTGGTTTATTGCCGGACTGAACGGCCCGTTTGTCGGTGATGTACACGAGGCGGCGCTCCTTGCGACGCTTCTTCCGCAGGAAGATGGCGAGTCACTGCGTTTCGTGGATCTGGCAGCGCCGGTTCTGGATATCGATGGGAGGGTTGTTGGTGTCGTTGGCGCGCATTTGAACTGGGCTTGGGCGAGCGAGATATTGAACTCGATGCTCCAGGAGCAGTCGGCGGGAAGGGACATCGAAATCTACCTGCTCGGCCAGGACGGGACCATACTTCTTGGACCGCGCGACAGCATCGGCAAGTCATCTCCTTGTGTCATTCCGTCGTCGGCCAGTTCGGGCACACGCGGTGCGGTACTGCGCGAATGCGAAGACGGGAGAGACTACCTGATCGGTTACGCCACAACGACGAGCTACCGGTCTTACCCCGGCCTCGGCTGGAGTGTACTGATTCGCGAACCCAGCGACATTGCGCTGGCGCCAGTTTCGGAACTGCGCCGCGAGCTCCTGTTCAGCGCGGTCGGATTGTCGATCGTTTTGATGATAGGCGGGTGGTTTTTTGCCGAGTGGGTGGGTCGACCACTACGTGAAATTTCACTGGCGGCGGAGCGATTACGTCGAGGCGATCTCACAGCTACACTGCCCACGTCTACCCGATTCGCCGAAATCACTTCGTTGACCCAGTCGTTATCGTCGTTGATCGGGGATCTCTTGTCCACGCAGGAGGGCCTGAAACGAACGGTCGAAGAGAGTGAAAGGCAACACCGCTTTCGAAGCGCAATCGTCGAGAACATGCGCGACGGCTTGTTTGTCAACAAGGGCGGCAAGATCGTATTCGTAAACAACGCTTGTCTGCAACTATTCGGAGCCTCCTCACCCGATCAACTGATTGGCAGGTCACCGCTGGAGTTGTTTCATTCGGATTGCCATGCCCAGATCGAGGAGCGCATCCGAACGTTGAATGAACCTGGAGCACAGGTGCCAACCGTCGAGGAGACGATCATCCGCCTCGACGGGGAGGAAGTCGAGGTGGAAGTCACGGCTGTGGCCTTTATCGACGACGGCGATCGCGCGATACTCGTCATCCTGCACGACCTTACGAGTAGAAAGAAGACCGAACGGCAACTTGCTCATTCCCAGCGGATGGAGGCTGTCGGCCAGCTCACAGGCGGTATGGCGCATGATTTTAACAATATGCTGGCGATCGTCATTGGTAACCTCGAGCTGCTTGACTCTCAAGTGAAGGAGCATCCGGTAGCCCGTCGACGGGTCGAGTCGGCCCTTAAGGCCAGCCTGCGGGGTGCTGACCTTACCCGCCAACTGCTGGCTTTCTCCCGTCGTCAGACCTTGGCGCCCAAGGCTTTTGATGTCAATGAGCTGGTGTCGAGCACGACCGATCTGCTGAGTCGAACACTCGGTGAGCGAATTGAGGTTCAGATGCGGCTTGCCGAGGATCTCTGGCTCGCGCATGCCGACCAGACGCAGTTGGAGTCCGCGGTCGCCAATCTCGCCATCAACGCACGCGACGCCATGCCCGAAGGCGGTATTCTGAAGATTGAGACGTCCAATACGTATCTCGATGAGCAGTATGCCTGGGAGAACGTCGAGGTCGAACCCGGAGAGTATGTGTTGTTGGCGGTATCGGACACTGGAACAGGCATCCCGCAGGATATTCTCGCGCGGGTTTTTGATCCGTTCTTCACGACGAAGGCCGAGGGCAAGGGCTCAGGCCTGGGACTGTCGATGATTTATGGCTTCGTCAAGCAATCGGGAGGTCACATCAAGATCTATAGCGAGTCCGGGCACGGGACCACCGTGCGCCTGTACCTGCCCCGGGCGAAAGGCGAGGATCAATCGGACATGCTTGAGGGGCCAATAAAGCATATAAAGCCGGCGCCGGAGACGACGATTCTTGTAGTTGAAGACAAGGCTGAGGTGCGAGGCGTCGTTGTCAGCCAGTTGCAGGAGCTGGGCTATCAAGTCATTGAGGCGGAGAACGTACCCGCCGCGCTTGATGTGATTACATCAGACGATCGCATTGATCTGTTGTTCACTGATATCGTCATGCCGGGTAACAGAACGGGGGTTGATCTTGCGGTTGAAGCCCGCCGGAATCGTCCAGATCTCAAGGTGATCTTTACCTCCGGATTCTCGACTATATTGAACGGCAACAAACAGCAGGCCGACATGATCGGACCACTGCTGAGCAAGCCGTATCGGAAGCAGGATCTCGCGCGCAAGATTCAGGAGGTGTTACAACGGCCTGGTGACCCGACGGAGACAAGCGTATAAATCCACGCGTCGCATAAATCAGGGCGGCTGCGTGATCACGCGAGCGGACTCAGGGCTTGAGTACGATGAAACAACTTCGATCGCACAGTCTGGTTGGCGGTCACCCACAGGGTCAGAGAGTCTGACGCAGGAAACAGCCATCTGATCAGCCGCCAGAGAGTTTGACGGTCGAGGAAATTCTGAACTTCTTCAACCGTTCACCACACCAACCCCACCCCATCCATCAACTGGCTCAGCGTCAGCTCCGAAGGCTGCTCCCCGAGCAGAATCGCCTCCTGGACGTCCGGCGCCAGTAGCACCAACCTAAGTATACGCGACGCGTAGCTCGGGCTGGAGATCCCCTCGGCGGCAGCGAGCTCCTTGATATCGGCGTAGCGCCCCTGCTCGAGCCAGCGATTCCACTTGTGGGCGCGGACGAGCGCGTTGACGAGCGTGGCGTCGAAGCTCTCGGTTCGGTCCCGGTTTACGGGGCCGCCCTCGGGGGAGAGGATGAGCTTGCGGCCCGAGTGCCTGCCGAGGCGCGCGGGAATGAAGATCCGGATGGTTGAGCCGTCGGGGGAGAGGGTGGTCTCGGGACGTCCGGTCGTTCTCTTCATGCGGCAATCTCCTCGTCGTTTTCATCCTCGTCGTTTTCGGTGGTCGTGCCCGTCGACCGCCGATTCGACTTCAGATCCAGCACCAGGCTCTGGATGCCGTTGGTGCGGATCTCGATGTGGATACCCTGAGGCTCGACGCGGATCTTTTTCACGAACAGCTGAAGCAGTCGCGCCTGCTCGGCGTGGTAGAGGTGGTCCCACACGGCGTCTAGGGACATGAGTCCGTCGCGGATGTCGGATTCGGTCAGCGCATCGCCGCCCGCCTTGTCTGCCTCGGAATCGCGCTCGGCCTCCCGAAGCGTCCTCACCACGATCGCCGGATCCCGAAAGATCGCCTTGATCTGGTCGAACACGATGCCCTCGATGTCCCCGGCGCGGACCATGCGGACGGGGCACTTCTCGTGGCCGCGCTTCTGGGCGGTGTGCGAAACGTAGTAGCGGTACTCTTTCCCGTTCCGCTTGGTGTGCGTCGGCGTCATCGCCTTGTCGTCGGGCCCGAACAGCAGCCCCTTGAGCGGCGCCGGCGTCTTGCGCCGGGCGGTGGCCGCGCGCTGGACCCGGTGCTTCTCGAAGATCTTGTGGACCTTGTCCCACAGCGCCTGGTCGATGATGGCGTGGTGCTCGCCGGGGTACCACGTGCCCTTGTGGCCGATCTCGCCGAGGTAGATGCGGTTGTGAAGGATCTTGTAGATCTGGGTCTTGTCGAAGCGGTTTCCACATGGCGAGTCGGTCGTGCGTCCATGCCGCGGCTTGTTCCGGTAACCAGCGAGGTTGAGTTCGGCGACCAGCTTCGTGGCTGAGCCAAGGACGACGAACCGGGTGAAGATGTGTCGCACCGTCTCCGCTTCCGCCTCGTTGACCACCAGCTTCCGATCGCGACACTCGTACCCCAGCGGCACGAACCCGCCCATCCACATGCCTTTGCGCTTGCTGGCCGCGATCTTGTCCCGGATCCGCTCCCCGGTGACCTCCCGCTCGAACTGGGCGAAGGAGAGCAGGATGTTGAGCGTCAGCCGTCCCATGGACGTCGTCGTGTTGAACTGCTGGGTGACGGAAACAAAGGAGACCGAATGCCTGTCGAACACCTCGACGATCCTCGAGAAGTCGTGGAGGCTGCGCGTCAGTCGGTCGATCTTGTAGACGACGACCACGTCGACGAGCCCGGCTTCGACGTCGACGAGTAACTGTCTGAGGGCAGGGCGGTCCATGGTGCCACCCGAGACACCACCGTCGTCATAGCGGTCGGGAATCAGCACCCAGCCCTCGTGGCGCTGGCTGTGGACGTAGGCCTCGCCGGCTTCTCGCTGGGCGTCGAGGGAGTTGAAGGCCTGCTCCAGGCCCTCCTCCGAGGATTTGCGCGTGTAGACGGCGCAGCGGAGGGTTTTCAGGGCCTTGGTCATTGGCTAGCCTCTGTGGCTTTCGCCTTACGGGTGCGCTTCTTCGCCCCTCGATCCTTCTGCACCAGACCGAAGAACAGCGGTCCTGACCAGTGGGCGCCGGTGATCTCCTTGGCGATGTGGGAGAGGCTGCGGAAGGTCCTCCCTTGGTACTCGAAGCCGTTCCGCGTCACGGTGACGTGGTGCTCGAAGCCGTGGTACTCACGGACCAGCCGGGTGCCGACCGCGGGGCGGTTAATTTTCTTCGGCTTGTCGTCGTCTCGTTTCCCGCCAGCGCTTTTCTTCTCCAATTCCTTCATCCGCATCAGCTGCTCGAGGCGCCCTTTCGCAACCTTCGACAGCCCGCCGTAGGCAAGCTCCTGGATGCGCCAGGCGAGTCGTGGGATCAGGTAGTCGCGCTTCTTCCTCGGCGCCTCCTCGTCGAAGTACTCCTGCCACAGGGCCCGCAGGTCCTTGGCGTCAAGTGACGGCAGGGCAGCGACCTTGGCGATGATCGTGGTGTCGTTGTAGCGGGGGTTGCCGTTGGCATCGCGTGGTGGCGGGAAGCCGAGTTGCTCGTGCTGGATTTGCCACGTGGCGGGGGATTTCGCTGGTCTCGCGTTCTTCTGGCTGTCGTTCATGCTCCGTTTTCCGGTTGGTGATAACGGTCAGCATGAACGCTCTTGCGGGGCGGTAAGTCCAGTGGAAAATCGCTCTCTTGTGGCCATTTGTGCTCGTATTCCGGCCACTCCGGACCCGTGTTGTGGAATCGGTCCCGACGCCATCGAATGACGCCGCGGGCGAGGATCTGTGCGGCCTCGGTGGCTCGCTGGGCGTCGGTGAGGCGGTGGGCGGGAATGAGCGCCACAGGACGGGAAACTTGCGTCACGCAGCCACCCCTTCGCCCACACCGCCAACCAGCTTCTCCTTCAGCGCCTCCAGCAACGCCGTCTGCGTCGTGTCCTTCCGATCGAGCGCAGCGCGTACATCTTGATCCACCGTGCCGGCCGCCTGGATGTGGTAGACGAACACCGGCTTGTCCTGCCCTTGCCGATGTAATCGCGCGTTGAACTGCTGGTAGAGCTCGAGGCTCCACGGCAGGCCGAACCACACAATGTGATTGCCGCCGTGCTGGAGATTCAGCCCGTGACCGGCAGAGGCGGGGTGGGCGGCGAGTAGTTGGATTTGGCCGCGGTTCCACCGCTCGATTGCGCTCGGTTGTCCCTTGGCGCCGTGGTCGCGGATATCGACCACGGGCCTGTGGCGAGTGCTGAAGCGCCGCCTGATCCGGTCCAGATCGCTCTGGTAGGTGTACGCCACCAGCACCGGCGCGCCGGCGCACTCCTCGATGATGGATTCGAGGGCGTCGAGCTTGGCGTCGTGGAGGACTTGGTAGCGTGGGGCGCCCGATGGGTATGCGCCGGTGGCGCGCGCCTCGTCGGTGTAGACGGCGCCGTTGGCCACTTGCAGCATCTTGTTTACCTGCGCCGCGGCGTTCAGGACGGGTAAGTCGCCATCGGCCAACGCCAGTTCACTCATGGCCAGCACGAACTCCTTCTCGAGCGTCCGGTAGAACTGCCAGGCGTCCTCGGGAAGCTCGACCTCGATCGTGTGGTCGATCCGGTCGGGCAGTTCGAGGTAGTCCGCGGCGCTCATCCGCAGGCAAAGATCAGCGATCTTGCCGTGGATCTTCTCCTCGGCGCCGGGCTTGAGTGTCCAGTTCCATGCCATATGGTCAGGCGTGAAGTAGCGGGCGCGGTATTGGGAGAAGGTTTTGCCGAGTCGCTTGCCCTGATCGAGAAGCCAGCACTGGCCAAAAATATCCAACAATCCGTTCGGTGCGGGCGTTCCGGTGAGACACACGACCCGCGGGATGGTCGGGATCACCTTCCGCAGCGCCTTGAACCGCTTCGAGCGCACGTTCTTGAAGCTGGTTGATTCGTCGATGACGACCATGTCGTAGGCCCAGGCAGGGCCAGCACCGGGAGCGCCGAGCGTATCCACGAGCCACGGCACCAGTTCCCGATTGATGATGTGAACCGGATCCTTCGCCGCCAGCGCCGCTCTCCGTTCGGCGGGTGTTCCCTCGATCAACGTGTACGACAGCTCGCCAAGGTGATCCCACGCCTTGATCTCTGCCGGCCACGTGTGGTGCGCGACACGCTTCGGTGCGATAACCAGGACCTTCGCGATCTCGAAGGTGGTGTATAGATCGGCGATGGCGGTCAGGGTGGTCACGCTCTTGCCGAGTCCGGGGTCGAGCGCGATCATGCACCGCGGATTGGCTATGATGAACTCCACGGCGCGCAGCTGGTAGTCGTGGAGTGCCCCACGACCTCGGTGTGCCGCACGGTCGCCGTTACCTGAGCTGTCGCTACCTGAGCAGCGCCTTGCCGTCGTCGATGCTGTCGATGACATGAACGGGGAATCCCTGGTTGTGAAGTCGTTGGTGAATGAGGGCCTGCAGGCGGGTAGGGCGCCGTCCCGGTGCCTTGAACTCAACGAGGAGCACCTCGCCGTTCCGGAAGAAGATCCGGTCAGGAACCCCTCGGTGGCCGGGGCTGACCCACTTGAAAGCGAGCCAGCCCCGGCCGCGGGCGTAGCGGCAGACCGCGCGCTCTATGGTCGACTCCAGCATCGGCGGACAGACCGATGGCGCCAGACGACGAACGGAGGCCGTCAGACCGGCGTGCGCTTGGTTGCTGGCCGTCCTCGGCGCTTCGGCTTCTCTTCGAAGGGGTCGGCTTCGTCGTCCGCATCGATCACGTTCCCTTTTGCGCCTCGATTGTCATCGTGGTCACCGCCACCACCACCGCTATCGCCATCGCCATCGCCATCGCCATCGCCATCGCCACCCGCCCCCGCTGGCGCCAACCAGTCGACGATCTCGAACACGGGCACATGGACCTTGCCGTAGGACTTGTGGCGATAGCTGTCGGCGTGCATCTCGATGACCGGCACCACGGTCGCCTCGCCCGACTTCATGCGATCGGAGAAGGCCTTGGCGAGCGTGGCGAGGGCATTTCGACCGCCGTGGGACGAGGTCTTGAACAGCAGCACATCGCCCGTCGCGAGGCTGGTGAACTCGACCGAGGACTGCTCGCGCCACTCGCCACCCTCATCGGTGAAGTCCTCGAGGTCCGACCTGCGCAGGGAGCGCCCCGAGACGACGGGCACCATCTCCTCGCCGAGCACCTGGCCATCGGCCCAGCAGATGAAGCCCTTGGCGAGGGTGTGCATGTTGACGGCGAAGCGCTCGTCGGGCTCGACGATGTTCTCCTCGAGGCCGAACAGAAACTCGCCCTTGTTGAACTTCAAATACTGCACGTGCCCGCGGCCGGACTCGGCGACGAAGCTGTCGATGTTGGCCAGCGCCGCGGCGCCGGGGGTGGCGGGGACATTCACGGGGTTCAACGGATGGTGTACCATGTTTTCGATTCCCAAATAGAGAGTTACGGATTAACAGGCTTACTGGTTTGCGCACTTTCAGCGGCGCGGGCTGGCTTGCACCTGCCGGGGATGGCAGTCCCCGGCAGGTGGAGTTCTTTCCAGAGTCTGCGACGTCTTCAGTCGTCGGCGAACGCCTTGTCCATGAGTCGCTGGCAGTAGCCGCAGAAGATGTCGAATTCCTCGATTTCCTCGGGTGTTCGCTCGTTGTGGCACCGTGGGCAGTGGCCGATACCCTCGTTCTCCTCGATCCAGGCATCCATGTCCCGCAGCCAGAGGTCGAGGTCTTTGGGATTTCGGTCGACTAGGTCAATGACTGGCGACTCGGACGTTGTGATCTCACCAGTGTCCGCGTCAGTGCTGTTGGTCTTGGTCGTGCCGGCTTCGGCGAGCCAGTCTCGTTGCTCGGTCGGCATGAATGTCATGGGTTGCGTCTGCATTTGCGTTTGCTTCGTGGGAACGGTGTTTGTCATCGATTCACCTTGATGGTCAGCCGCTCGGATTCGCGGCCGGTCTTGTAGAAGTCGTCGAGATCGAGGCCGGCTTCGTCTAGCGCCGTCTCGAGGGCGTCGGTGTCGAGGGAGCGCCGGCCGGCGACGAGACTGTGGCTGATGCTCCAGCCCTCACCCTCGATCTTCATGAGGTCATGGCGGCGCAGCTCGAGCTTGATGCGCTCCTCGAGGATCTTCTTGTCGCGGGTGAGCTCCTCGATCTCGCAGACCACCCCGTCGCGCTCAAGGACCAGGGACTTCAGGGTGTCGAGGTCCTCGGGCTCGAGATCGGTCGAGGTGCCACCGGTGTACGGGTTTTGCGCGTAGACGCTCTTCGGCGCCGCTTCGACCACCGCGACCCCGCAGGCCTCGGTGAAGGGGCAGTAGCGGCAGGAGTCGTCCCAGGCGCCCTCGGCGGGCAGATCGGCAGCCCGCGGCGTGTCGAACACCCGGTCGGCGCGACTCTTGGCCTCGGCATAGCGGCCAGGGTCGAACTCGACCTGGTGCTCGACGATGTGGCTGTAGTCGGAGGCGTTGACGTAGAGGAGCAGGGCGCGCTCGGGCTGGTGTTTGGTCGTCTCCCGGAACAGCCCCATCTGGATCTGCACCTGGTGGATGTGCTGGTGCTTGGGGGTGTCGAGGTTCGAGCGCGGATCGAGGGACTTGATCTCGATGACGAGCTCTTCGCCATCCGGGTGGCTGCCCCTATCGGCAGAGAGTCCGCCATCGGAGGCTATGCCTGCGTCACCAGTGACGAGCAACCCATCCGGTGTCGCCGACAGCCGTCCCGAGACGAGGGTGCGTTGGTCCTTGCCGGTGTAGAGCAGCCGGTAGCCCTCGGGCAGGGCATCGGTGATCAGCCCAACCAACCAGTCCTCGACGGTGTGGCCGCGCTGGAAGAAGCCCCAGTTGTCGCGGTAGCCGGGATCGGGAGCGGTGCCCCGCTTGGCGAACCAGAGCCGGCGGATGCAGGTGTGGTTCTCGGAGCCGCCAACGGTCTGGCTGCGGTCGTGAAGGGCGCCGTCGGCCGTGCGGAACTCGGTGACGCGGGCGGCGCCGGTGTCGAGGAGGCGGTCGATGAGCATCGGTACGGAGTCGCGATCGTGTTGGTGTGCTAGTGAAGCGAAGAATAGCAGACGCAAACAAAAAGAACAATAGCAGACTCGCAACAAATGATTGCCTAGCTCAGCTTAGCTATTAGCTCAGCCAAGCAATACTCCCCACACGAGCGAGCTTGGCTGACTTGCGACTCTCGGCAGGGTGACCGTGAACTGTTGAGGTCTGGCGAGGCGTCTTGTCGCGAACGGGAGACGACAGGGAGCGGAAGGGGCGGGGGTGACGCGCGGGCGCGGTGCGGAACTCGGAGGCTTGAGGCGGCGTCGGTGAAGGTCAGGCCGAATGGGGTCGGCGACCCGTGCTGTCAGAATTCCTGGTAGTCGTACTTTCCGATGACGCGGCCGATGATCCGGAAATCGGGGAACATATAGCTGAAGTCCGGATTCAAGGCCTTCAGGTACCGCCCCCCGTCTTCGATCTTGAGCTGTTTGAACACGGCAACTTCGGCGTCCTTCAGCCGAGCAAGTACCAATTGGCCATTCACGGCATCAGTCTGGCCGGGGTCCACGTAGATGTAGCACCCTTCCGGAAAGCTCATCTTCGGATTCGACGGGTTGAACATCGAGTCGGCTTCGATGGGAAGTGCGAAAAGGGCCGGATTGAAGGGCTTTTTCGGGGGTAGGGGTATCCATTCCGCTGTTTCCTGGCGCAAGGCGAAGGGGAATTCGGAGTCTTCGGCGCTCCATGCGTTGAGGCGCTTCCAGGAGCTCACAGGGACTTCGCGCCGATGGTGCTTGATGTCCGTGAACAGCCATTCCCCGGCTTCGGCCATGTTGCGGGGCTTCTTGGTACCATCCCTTATCCACGCGATGGTGCGTTCAACCTCCTTTGAAATACTGCCGAGGTGCTGGGGCTGATCGAGCCACCCGCTCTCCAGATTCAACTCCGCTTCCAGGCGCCGGGCGAGCTTCTCGCCAATGTTTCGTCCTCCAGCGTCTCCGCCCATCTTCAGCTGGCTCAGGAACCCTGGTGCGATCCGCGCGCGATCAGCGAACTCACGGTCCGCACCATACTGTTCTAGCAGTACGAGCAGGTTGGCGCGACGGATCTGGCTGAGTTCCATGGCCTCATTATTAGCAATTGCTATGCATCTGTCAACCATCTTATGCGATTGCATAGCTAACTAGCGTGTGCTAGATTTTCGGGGCTACAGCACCCACCTCGATTACTTGGTTCGACATCATGATTCGTCCCAATCCTCCGGCCGCGAGCCCACGGCGCCGTGCTCGAACTCAGAAGGATCCACAGCCGGCGTCAGGCACTTTCGGCGCCATATGGCGATCGTTGTCGCCGACGGAGAAGGCCGATCTGGCGAGCAGGACCGGCACGTCAAAGGCGTACCTGTCCCAGATCGCCCACGGCCATCGCAATGCCGGCTGGAAGACTATCCGAGCCTTGGTCGCGGCTGACAGCCGGCTGACCTTCGAGACTTTCGACCGATCGTGCGATTGGTCTGGCGCGAATTCGACCAGGGGGAGCGACCAATGACGACACCGGAATCAGTCGACGGTGCTTTCGCGGGTCAGGGTGGCCAGCTGAACGGGATCGAGCGATCCGCAGGCGCCGAGTCGACGACGGATCGTGAGTATACACCGGCCCCGGAGCACGACCTGAAGCCAAGCCCGGTCCTGACGCCAACGCCCAGTCCCGCCCTGACCCCCAAGTACATCGCCGAGCAGCTCGCTGAGGAGCTGGGCGGCGGCGTGCGCAAGGAGAAGGACGGCTGGGTGTGTCGCTGCCCGGCCCACGAGGACGGCCGGCCCTCGCTCCTGATCGGGGAGGGCGACACCCGCGATATCGTGGTCGTCTGCCGCGCGGGCTGCAAGGGGCGGGATCTGATCAAGGCGCTCAAGGCCCGGGGCCTGTGGCCGGACTACACGAAGCAGCGGCGACAGAAGCGGCGACAGAAGCAGAAATACGCACAGCCCGCCTCGAGCACCCCGGGTCGTCGCAAAAAACGCGAGATCGTCGGCGAGTATGACTACGTCGGCGCCAACGGCCGGTACCTGTTCACGAAGCTCAAGCTCATCACCACCGATGACGCCGGCCACCAGAGCAAGGACTACCGCATCGGCGTCAGGGACGAGAGCGCGCCGAACGGCTTTCGCCCCGGCATGCCGAAGGAAGTCGCCGCCAATCCTCCCCTCTACCGCCTCCCTGATCTCATCGCCGCGGCCGGCGAGCGCACCGTGTTCATCGTCGAGGGCGAGAAAGACGCCGACAACCTCCACGCCCTCGGCTGCATCGCCGTGTGCAACCACGACGGCGCTGGCCACTGGCACGACCACCACAGCCGCTGGTTCGAAGGCCTCAACGTCGTCATCCTGCCCGACAACGACAAGGCGGGCAGAGCGCATGCGGCGAAGGTCTACCAGGCGCTCGAGGCCGTCGCCCGGCTCGTCGGCGTGCTCGAGTTGCCTGATCTGCCGGAGAAGGGGGATGTGTCGGACTGGATTGCGGCAGGGGGCACCAGGGATGACATTGTGAAGCTCGTTGAGGACCTCTTCGACCGGATCGAGGCCGGTGACGCCGACGTTGCGGACTACCGGATCCCCTGGCGGGACAAGATGATCCGCAACAAGAAGGACAGGGACATCAAGAACCTCGAGGTCAACTTCAGGACCATCCTGCTCGAGCACCCCGACTGGGCCGGGCGGCTCTCCTACAACGCTTTCACGCAGCGGGTCGAACTCGATGGTGTACCCACCGACGACGCCATCGATGGCGAGATCCTCTGTGCCATGCAGAAGATCGAGCATCGGGATGACGGCGGTGGCCTCGGCATCAGTGCCAGCCGGGAACGCGTCGGTGGCGGGATCGTCTCTGCCGCCAGAACCCGGACCTACGATCCGCTCAAGGACTACGTGAACGCCCTCGAATGGGATGGTACTCCGCGCCTGGCCACCTGGCTCGCCGACTACATGGGTGCCACCGGTCCCGAGGACTACCTCGCCAAGGTCGGCACCCGCTGGCTGATCTCGGGCATCGCCAGGGCGCTTGATCCGGGTTGCAAGGCCGACCAGTGGCTGATCCTCGAGGGACCGCAAGGGACGGGCAAGAGCCGCTCACTCGCCGCCCTCGTCCCCAACCCCGACTGGTTCCAGGATCAGGTACCCGACATCTCCCGCAGCGGCAAGGACGCCAAGATCGCCCTGTTCGGCCGCTGGATCATCGAGATCGCCGAGCTCGAGGCCATCCGCAAGGCGGACCGGGAGTCGATCAAGAAGTTCGCCTCGATCCAGCGCGACAGCGAGCGCCTGCCCTACGACAAACACAACTCCGACATCCCGCGGCGCTGCATCTTCGCCGGCACCCACAACCCCGACGGCGAGGGCTACTTCGCCGACGCCACCGGCAACCGGCGCTTCCTGCCGGTGGTGGTCGGCGACAAGATCGACGTCGAGGGTATCGCCCGGGACCGCGACCAGCTGTGGGCTGAAGCCAAGGTCCTCTACCAGCAGGGCGAACCGTGGTGGATCGAAGCTGATGACGTCGAGGCGGTCCTCGAGCAGCGCAAGCGCCTGATCCGCTACCCCGTCGCCGACGACATCGAGCACTTCATCGCCTGCGAGCCGTACCGCCACCGCGATGAGACGACCGGCGAGATCTCGATCACCTGGACCGAGCGCCCGACGCCGCTGACCAAGGTCTGCACCAAGCTCTTCTACCAGAGCGTCGTCGATGATGACTACGCCAAGGCGCCGAGGCCCGTGCAGTATGCCATCCGCGACACCTTCCTCGGCATGGGGTGGGTGGCAGGGGTGTTCAAGGACGCCGAGCAGGCGGCGCTACTCGGGCTGCCGAGGCACCAGGCGCTGAGGGGATATCTGGCGCCGGAGGATGGTTACACTTCTCCGGGCAAAAGAAGTGTAACCACGGCAAAACCACACCCACATCGTGGTGAAAATCGGTGCGCCGAGGCGCCGACAGGGGGTGCCGATGGTTACAGATGTGCCGAAGTTACAGATCAAAGCGCCGAGGTTACAGATCGAAGTGTAACCACGAAAATGCCCACTACGCATGGCTTTTCGGCCGATGGTTACAGAGTTACAGATCTTTTTGGCCAAAGTAATGGGCGAGAAAAAACAGGTGGCGTAACAGACGTACCCATACCCAATAGGAATTTCCCAACATCAAGTGTAACCACTGTAACCACCGCCTCGGCGGGGGCTCCTGCAAGCGGCGGTGCGGCGCTCCCGCCGGCAGTCGCGACCAGCGTTGAGGCGACCACGGCAACCGCCAAGCCGACCGCCGCCACCACCGATGTGGCTACCCCTGCCGTGGCCACCACCATCGCCGAGCTACAAGCGTTCCTGGCGACCGTCGATGAGCAGCCGAACTACACCCCCGAGTCGCCGATCGGCCTCGACATCGAGACGACGGCCCTGCGACCGAAGGACGGCCGGATCCGACTGCTGCAGCTCTGGTACGGGGGCGAGGGCAAGTCCAGCCAGGGCATCGTCGTCGACCTTGACCGCCTCGACGGCGGGGTCAAGGCGCTGGCACCCATCCTCGAGACTCGCTCCTTTGTCTGCTTCAACGCCCAGTTCGAGTGGTCCTGGCTTCACGCCAACGGCATCACGCTGGACATCGAGCGCCTCCACGACGCAAAGCTGGCCCATACGGCGCTTGTCGGCGGCAGCATCAGCCTAAAGGAGGCGGCGAAGCGGTATCTGGGCGGTGAGTATGGCGAGGTCGACAAGGAACTGCAGGGCAGTGACTGGAACAAGTCGAAGCTGACCGACGAACAGATCGCCTACGCCCTGAAGGACGCGGAGCTGGCCAGGCGCCTGTGGGAGGTGCTGGCGCCGAAGATGGACGACGCGGCCGCAGCGGACGGCTCGCAGCAGCGCATTGCCGACGGCTACACCCTCCTGCGCAATGCGGTGCCGATGGTGTGCAAGATGCAGCTTACCGGGATGCGCTTCGACCTTGCCTGCCACGCGAAAGAAGTCGCGCGGTGCAAGGACATCCACGACGAGGCGACGCACGATCTGGAACGTCTGGTGCCCGCAGAGGTTATCTCAAACTGGAACTCCCCGAAGCAGATCCAGGACTGGCTGAAGTCGGTGTTGCCGCTTGAGGTGAGACGCCGCTGGCCACGGACCTCGACCAAGCGCCTGGCGACCGGCGCGGAGATCATCGAGGAGATGCTGAGCAAGCCTGTAGGGTCCACCCCCGGCGAGCTGCGAGAGCCAATCCCGGACCAGGTGCGGCAAGTCCTCGAGACTTACCTCCGCCGCCAGAAGGTAGCCACGATCCTCAAGACCTTCGGCGAAGGCCTCGCGGAGCAGGTTGCGCCGGAGCACTCCAAAAGCAAAGGCCACCACGGCCGCCTCTACGGCGACTTCCAGATCGCCGGCGCGGTGACGGGTCGCATGACCTCGGCACACCCGAACCTGCAGAACATCCCTGGCGGCGAGTTCCGCGATCTCTTCGTCGCGAGCCCGGGCTACCGGCTGGTGGTCGCCGATTACAGCCAGATCGAGGTCAGGGTCGGCGGACTTCTGGCTGGCGATGAGCGGGTCGCCGAACAGTTTGCCAAGGGCCACGACTTTCACAGGGCGACCGCGGCGCTGATGACCGGCAAGGCCATCGAGGACGTCACCGATGCCGAGCGCAAGCTCGCCAAGGGCATCACCTTCGGTATGCAGTACGGGATGGGTGACTCGAGCCTCGCCAAGCACCTCGGCGTCAGCGTCGAGGACGCGAGGGAGCAGATCCAGCGCTGGGAGGCGACCTACCAGGGCATCGCCGAGTGGCGGCGACAGTCCGCAGCACAGGGCACCGCAACCCGAGAGCTCCGTACCGCCTCGGGCCGGCGCATCCAGCTCCACCCCCGCCCGGCGCCGTCGGTGTGCTTCAACTACCCGGTGCAGGGCAGCGCGGCTGACGTCATGTACGCAGCGTTGTCAGCCCTACATGACCGTCTCGACCTCTACCCGCGGGTCAGACCCCTGGCGGTGGTGCACGACGAGATCGTCCTCGAGGCGCCGATCGACGAGGTGGATGACGTCAAGCAGGAACTCGAGCGCGCCATGACCGAGGGCTTCCTCGAGATCTTCCCGGACGGCGATACGACGGCGCTGGTGACCGCGCACGACGGCAGGACATGGGGGCAGGCGAAGTGAGCAGGCGACAAGGCAACGCAACATACAGCGGTGACCCCATCAACCACCCGGCGCACTACACGGCACACCCATCTGGCGTCGAGTGCATCGAGATCACCGAGCACATGGGCTTCTGCCTTGGCAACGCGACGAAGTACATCTGGCGGGCGGGGCTGAAGACGGACAACCCGATAGAGGACCTCAAGAAAGCCCGCTGGTACATCGACCGGGAGATCCAGAGGCTCGAGCGCCAACGGGCCGCTCAGCCACCAGAGGAGACAACCCGTGGCACTTCCTGATCCGACCTTCGACCAGGTCGCCCTGGCCGACCTGCGGGCCAAGGGCGTCACGTGTCGCAGCTGTGAGCACTGGGTCTACGTGGGCAAGGGTGGCCAGGGCATCGATGGCGCGTGTGAGATCGACCGGCCGAGCTTTCCGCGGGTATGCCGGTTTTACGAATATTGCCCTGGTAGCGACCAGGACATCGACCACGACCACGACCGCTACGAGGAGGTTAGACGATCCAAATGAGCAAGATCGACGACGGCTGGCACGAGATCCTGATGACCTGGGGCGCCTACCGCTCAGGCTACGGCCCGAACCGCCTTGGGCTCGGCTACGGTCAATCGCTCCTCGGCAAGCTGATGGAGGGGCTGAAGGGGACGACCTGCAGCAAGTGCATCGGGCGTGGCAAAGTCAGGGACATCGTATCCGACAGCTGGGCGCCGTGCCCGGTATGTAAGGGCAAGGGCCGGGTGAATCTCAACGTCAGGGGCAGGGCCAAGGCCAACCCCGCGCTGATCCGCGCGACTGCGCCGAGCTATGACCACGCCAGCACCGCCGAGCCGGAGATCTGCGCCCGCATCGATGCCGCACTGCAGAAGCTGACCATACGGCACAGGATCATCCTCATTGCCCGCTACGTCGATTACCCGCGGCGCAACCACGGCGACAAACGGGTCAAGCACGTGAACCACTGGCTCGACCGGATTGGCGAGAAGCCGATCACCAAGCGGCGGATGGAGAACCTGCTGTCGGAAGCGCGCCGGGAGGTTGCGGTGGTCGTCTCGGGGTCGGGGTGATGCAGGGATCTGGACAACCCTGGAGCGTTCTGGTCGGTAACCAGTTACGTTGGTGAATTGGTTCACAGAATAAGCTCCGACACCCGACGTACGATGCGCCCAACGTCAACGAGAGAGGAGAGGGGCTATGTGCGACGCGATGTTCATCTACGCCATCGAGCGAGCAGAGGCGAAAGGTAACCTGCCCGTGATTCCGCAGTGGGATGACACGGACTCGACCAATCAGGATGACACGGCGAACGAGGGTGCGAGCGACGACGAGCCGGTTGACGACAAGGCGCACTACATCAGCGATGATACTGCGTTGGCGATCATCGAACGCGAGGTGGACATGTCATCTCGTCGTGCGGCTTAGACTTCGTCGGTTGGGTGCGTAAGACGAAGTGGTGTTGGTGCTTGACGGGACAGGTAGTCGGAGCGTGATGACTGGCCGGCTGGCCCTCACTCAACTGACAAGCGGTTACAGTTGACACGCATGAGGAATGGTCTACAATTCGATAACCTCCAGATCTCCATCTCATAAAGACCCCGGCCACCGCGCCGGGGTTTTTATTGCCCGCACCAAAGCCCCGCAGCCTCACGGTTGACGGGGCTTTGTCGTTTCGGACTGCTGTGCGGAAACGCGAAGTCATAAGAACTCCTGAGACTTTTTGGGTCCTTCCTGGACCGTTTCACAATGCGGGACGCGACGCCGCCGAATATCGCTAGCGACAGGGGCGCGAACCGGGTTCGCATTGGAGCGGAGAGCGGTTCGCACCTGACCGCCGATTCGTTGGCCGGGGTTTACCTGTAATCGGACTGACTCGATCGCATCAATTCGAGCAACTCTTCCCCAGTTTCGATCACATGGTCGTCGTCGAAAAGGCACGGATCCATGTCGGCGGGACTATACCCGGATGGTTCCCCGCTGTCCGCGCGAACGACCCACGAGGCGCGAGGACGCCGTTGACCAAGGAACCGGGCCACCGCAGTCCGGTCGAAGCCGATTACCTCGCCTACTGCTGTGTAGGTCGCGCGGAGCTTGTGGGCGCTTAGAAAGTCCAGGATCTGTTCGACAAGGGCCTCTGGGTTGTTCATCTCGATCTCGTGCTGATTCTCGGTGTTGCCTTTGGCAATTAAATACAACCCTGCACGATTATGCCAACCCCCCACATCGAATCGATCGAGCACTGGCCGCTCGACCGACTGACTCCGTATGCGAAAAACGCCAGGATCCACTCGGAGCAACAGATCAGCCAGATCGCGGGGAGCATCGCCGAGTTCGGCTTCGTCAACCCGATCCTGGTGGGCGACGACCAGGTGATCGTGGCTGGCCACGGCCGACTGATGGCGGCGCAGCAGCTGGGGCTGTCCGAGGTCCCGGTCATCGTCCTGAAGCACCTGACCGAGACGCAGCGCCGGGCGCTGGTGATCGCGGACAATGCCATCGCCAGCAACAGCGGGTGGAATGAGGAGCTCCTCCACCTTGAGCTCGCCGATCTCAACGACCTCGGTTTCGACCTCGACCTGATCGGTTTCTCCGACGGCGAGCTCGACCGGCTGCTGAACCTTGAGCCCGGGAACGACGACGGCACCGACAACGGCTCCGTCCCGACGCTCATCGTCCCCGAGCCGCCTCGCAACCCGGTCACCCGCCGCGGGGACCTGTGGATTCTGGGTGATCACCGGCTCCTCTGCGGCGACAGCACGGATTCTGCCGACGTTCGGCGCCTGATGAACGGCGAGAGGGCCATTCTGTTCGCCACCGACCCGCCGTACTTGGTTGACTATGACGGCTCCAACCACCCGACCCGCAACAAGGACTGGTCGGCGAGCTACGGCAACACCTGGGACGACTCGAGCCAGGGGGCGGAGCTCTACGACGGCTTCATCGCCGCCGCCGTGGCCGAGGCGATCGAGGAGAACGCCGCCTGGTACTGCTGGCACGCCTCACGACGCCAGGCAATGCTGGAGGAGTGCTGGGCGAAGGCCGGCGCCTTTGTGCACCAGCAGATCATCTGGGTGAAGGACCGGGGTGTGCTGACCCGCTCGCACTACCTCTGGAAGCACGAGCCGTGCTTCATGGGCTGGATCAAGGGCAACCGGCCCCCGAAGGTGGCGGAGGAGACGCTGTCTTCGACGTGGCAGCTGCCGAGCTTTCACCGCGACGACCGGCCCGACCACCCGACGCCGAAGCCCCTCGACTGCTTCGGCATCCCGATGCGCCAGCATGTGGCGCGGGGCGGCCTCTGCTACGAGCCGTTCTCGGGCTCCGGCTCGCAGATCATGGCGGGCGAGGCCAACGGACGGCGCGTGTACGCCATGGAGATCAGCGAGGCGTACGTGGACGTGGCCGTGATGCGCTGGCAGGCGGAGACGGGTCAGGAGGCGGTGCTGGAGGGGGAGGGAACCGGAGGTCGTGGCCGGACGTTCGCGGAGGTGCGCGCGAGGCGCTTTGGTAAGGAGAAGACCACGACGCCAGCGCCAGGGTCTTCCGTATCGACGGCGCTCGACACGGTACAATGAGTAATCAATAACCAGCCAAGTCAACGTCATCTAATGCAAAAACCGGCGTTTCAACACCTTGTCGATTGGCAGTGCTACGGATGCGGAACAGCCAACGAAAGCGGTCTTCAAGCGAAGACGTACCGGTCGGCAGACGCCCACATCTGTGAATGGTTCGCCGATCCGAAGTACGTGGCGCATCCGGGCAAGCTGCATCACGGTCTGGTGACTACCCTCTGTTTCTGTCACGGCGCGTGGGCTGCGACGGCGACGGCGTATCGGGCCGAGGGACGCGAGGTGGACGGGCCGCCAGAGTACTTCTACGTGAACCAATCGCTGAACTACGAGATCCTGCGGCCGATTCCGATATCAACCCTGGTCAGGCTGGAAGCGACGGCCGAATTGTCGGCAGACGAGAACGCGAAAGTGACGATTTCCGTTTTCGCGGAAGGGAAAAAGTGCGCAGTAGCCAAGACGAAGCTGATCCGGAAGTATGCTTCGGAAATGGAGTTCTGAACTGCGCACTAGAGTTTAGTGACGTTATAGACCGAGTTCTACCCGACTCGGTACCGCCGCACCCCGTCCTCTCCCTTCTCGGACGTGACGGTTAATCCGAGCCGCTTCTTCAGCGTGTGGCTCATGGTGCCCCTCACTGTGTGTCGCAACCATCCGGTAGCCTCGGCCAGCTCGTCGATCGACGCGCCCTCGGGGCGCGACAGGAGCGCGAGCAGCGTCGCCTGCTTGGTGCCGGGGCGGGTCTTGGCGAGCGCGGCGTCGAGCGCCGTGGTGGCACCTGTGGCGCTCTGAGGCGCTGACGCCGCGCTGGGCTTCGAACTCGGCTCGGACTCCTTGCGCCCGCGCTTCTTTGGCCCCGCCTTGTCGGCACTCGGCGGCTCCATACCGATGCACTGGTAGCCGTAGCTGCTGATCCGGTGGACGCCGCCGGGGAAGCGCATCACCAGCGCGCGGCTCAGCATCCCGTCGATGACGCGCTGGCGAACGCCGGGCGTCACGTTGTCGGGCAGCGGCTCGATGTTGCCATCGGGGCGCGTAGCTGCGGCCTTCAGGATCGCCTCCTGCGTGGGGGTGAGCTTCATGGTTTCGGTCGTGGTCTTCATGGTCATGGATGATCTCCGGTTGTGTAGAGGACGGTCGTTGGGGTTGGTGGTTACGCGGCGTACTCGCCTTCCTTGAAGATCTGATCCGTGATCTCCTTGAGCTGCGCGTTGTAGTGCTCGAGGTCGCCGACGTCGGCCCAGCCGACGCGGTCGGGGTCCTTGTGGAAGTGGTCGTCGCTCGCGGCGGCGAGTCGCGCCAGGCGCTCGTCGATCTCCATCTTCAGGGCGATGAAGGTGGCGAGGGCGTCGTGTTTGGCGGTCTGTCTCTGGCTGGTTTTCTTGGTCATCGTCGTGTCTCCGTTTTGGCGTTGTCGATGACTGTATGAACGCTCTATCCGGGACGCTTATCAACTCAAATCCCGTTGTTTTTGAATCTGTTACTGATTGATAACGAAGGGAGACGAGAGAGGCGGAATGGGCATCTCGATCCGCGCCTACGGTCGCCATCGTGGTGTCTCGGAGGCGGCAGTCCGGAAGGCCATTAGGGCAGGGAGGATCACCCCCGAGCCGGACGGCACGATTGATCCGGCCAAGGCAGACGCCGAGTGGACGCGGAACACGGATGTTGCACAGCAACGCGGGGAGCAGAAGCGAAGGGTGATGGAGGCGCAACGAACTGCGGGGGAGTCACGGCGCAAGGCTGTGCCACAGGCTGCACTGAACGCCGTCTCGGAAACGCTGAGCGAGCACGGCACATCAGCCGGCGGCACCACCTACATGCAAGCCCGCGCCGCCAACGAGGTCCTGAAGGCCCAGACCGCACGTATCCGTCTGCAGCAGCTGAAGAAGGAACTGGTCGACCGCTCCAAGGCCCTCGCCCACGTCTTCCGTCTCGCCCGCCAGGAGCGCGATGCGTGGATGAGTTGGCCGGCGCGGGTGTCGGCACAGATGGCGGCGGAGCTGTCCGCGAAGATCGTCGAGAAGCCGGACGGGGGTTTCGAAGTGGACGCCCACACGCTCCACGTCACGCTGGAATCCCATGTCCGAGAACACCTCGCCGCACTCGCCGACCTCAAGCCGAGGGTGGACTGAGGACTACGACGGCGCGGAGGAGATCGAGCGCACCTGGAGGGCAGGGCTTACTCCCGACCTGCCGCTGACCGTCTCCGAGTGGGCCGACCGCTACCGGATCCTGTCGCCGAAGTCGGCTGCAGAGCCGGGCAGATGGCGCACATCGAGGACCCCGTACCTCAAGGAGATCATGGACTGCCTGTCGGTCTCATCGCCCGTGCAGCGGGTAGCGTTCATGAAGGGCAGTCAGATCGGAGCGACCGAAGGCCCGGGAAACAACTGGATCGGCTACGTCATCCACGTGGCCCCGGGTCCGATGCTGGCCGTGGCGCCGACCGTGGAGCTAGCCAAGCGGAACTCCCGCCAGCGCATCGATCCACAGATCGAGGATTGTCCCGAGCTCCGGGAGCGCGTCGCCCCGGCGAGAAGCCGCGACTCCGGCAACACGGTGCTCTCCAAGGACTTCCCGGGCGGCGTCTTGGTCATGACCGGGGCCAACAGTGCGGTGGGTCTTCGCTCAATGCCGGCCCGGTACCTGTTCATGGACGAGGTGGACGGTTATCCGGGGGATGTGGAGGGCGAAGGTGATCCGATCCTGCTGGCCGAGAGACGCTCCGCGACCTTCCAGAAGCGAAGGAAGGTGCTCCTCGTGAGCACGCCCACGATCAAGGGGCTCTCGCGGATCCAGCGAGAGTTCGAGGCCTCGGATCAGCGCTACTACCATGTGCCGTGTCCCCACTGCGGACACGAGCAGCCGCTTAGGTTCAGCCAGTTGCAGTGGCCGGAAGGACACCCGGAACAGGCGAAATACGTCTGCGAGGACTGCGGCGTCCTGATCGAGGAGCACTACAAGACGCGAATGCTCGAGCACGGCCGGTGGATCCCCACGGCCGAGAGCGACGGCCGTACGAGGGGCTACCACCTGTCCTCGCTGTACAGCCCCGTCGGCTGGTTCTCCTGGGCCGATGCCGCGCACATGTTCGAGGCGGCGCAGGGCAATCCCGATCTCATGAAGGGATTCGTGAACACGGTGCTCGGGGAGCCCTACGAGGAGGAGTTCGAAGCCCCCGAGTGGGAGCGCCTCTACGAGCGCCGACAGGACTACCCGATCGGGATCATCCCCGAGGGTGGTCTGTTTCTAACGGCCGGCGTCGATGTGCAGAGAGATCGCCTCGAATGCGAGATCGTCGCCTGGGGCCGGGACAAGCATTCCTGGTCGGTCGACTACCTGATCCTCGACGGTGACACCGCCCGGCAGGAGGTCTGGAAGCGTCTCGACGCCATCCTGGATCAGGACTGGCCCCACGCTCTCGGCGGCACGCTGCCGATCCGGGTGATGGCCGTTGATTCCGGTTACGCGACGCAGGACGTCTACGGCTGGGTCCGAAAGCGCCCGCAGGCGGTGTGGGGTGGGGCGGGAGCGCGCGCCTCGCAGCCGAGGACGGCGGTAGCGGTGAAGGGCAGGGATACCGACACCGCGCTCATCCTGAGCGTCTCCAAGGCGGACACGGGCGGCACACGCCGGGGGCTTCGGGTCTGGAACGTCAGCGGCCCGGTGGCCAAGGTGGAGCTCTACCGGTGGCTGAAGCTCCCGCGGCTGACCGACGAGGAGATCGAGCGGGGCGAGAAACCGGCCCCTGGCACCTGCCACTTCCCGCAGTACGGCGAGGAGTACTTCAAGCAGCTGACCGCTGAAAGACGGGTGATCCGGATGCACAAGGGATTCCCGAAGGCGACGTGGGAGAAGGACCCGACGCGGAACAACGAGGCCCTCGACTGCCGCGTCTACGCGCGTGCGGCCGCGAGCATCTACGGCCTCGACCGGTTCAAGGAGATGCACTGGAAGCGGCTGGAGCAGGCGCTCGGCGTGGCCGAGGGACCTGCAATCGCCGCAGCGCTGCCGAGGAACGTCAACCGGCCGCCCGTAGGCACGAACACTGAACCACCGCATGAGCGTGAACGCATCGTCCCGAAGCGGCGCGCCATCAAGAGCGATGATCCATGGCTGATCTGAACACCCTGCAGACCTACCTCGCGGAACTGGAAGCTGCGCTCCACGATCTACGCAAGGGTGAGCTGCCGTCGGTCGTGGTGTCTCCGGATGGACGCAGGACCGAGTACCACCAGACCAGCGTGTCGGAGCTTCGGGCTGAGATCGCGACGGTCAAGGCAGAGATCGCCGTGGCACAGGGCAGTCCCAACCCCCGTCGCCCGGTCCGGTTCGCATTCTGATGGCGACATTGCCTGTGAAGCAGTCCCGCGAGCCGGTGATCCTGAACGCCGCGGGTCTGCCCATTCGGATGCAGGACACCGCCCATTTCGCGGCGTCCCGATCGGCCCGGGAGCTCAAGTCCTGGAACCCGATTACGCTGTCGCCGGATGCCGAGCTCAACACCGAGCTCTCGACCCTCGTCGAGCGCTCGCGGGACATCTCCCGCAACCACGGCGTCGCCTCGGGTGCGGTGCAGACCCTGGTCGACAACGTGGTGGGCACCGGGCTTCGTCTACGGTCGATGCCGGACTACCAAGCCATCGGCAGGGATCGGACGTGGGCAGCGGAGTGGACCCGGGAAGTCGAGTCGCGCTTCCAGCACTATGCGGCGAGCGTCGAGTTCGACGCCAGCCGGCTGATGAACTTCTACGCCATGACCCAGGTGGTGTTCCGGTACGGGGTCCTGAGTGGTGAGGCACTGGCCATTCCCTACTGGCTGCCGGGCGGAAACGCCCGATACGCCACCCAGTTCCAACTGGTCGAGCCTGATCGCCTGTCGAATCCCTTCGGCCAGTCGGATACCGAGAAACTGCGGGGCGGGGTGGAGATCAACCGCTACGGGGCGCCGGTGGCCTATCACATCCGCAAGAGCCATCCGGGAGACCTCTTCCACGGGACTTTTGATCGGGGCGAGTGGGAGCGCATTCCCGCCAGAACCCGCTTCGGCCGGCGTCGGGTGCTGCACGTGTTCGAGCCCGAGCGCGCCGGCCAGCACCGCGGCAAGCCGAAGTTCGCCTCGATCCTCGCCAAGTTCAGGATGCTCGACCACTACGAGCGAACGGAACTGCAGGCCGCGGTGGTCAACGCCATGGTGGCGGCCTTTGTGAAGACCAACATGGACGGCCAGACCCTGGCGGAACTGTTCGGGGATTCCAGGGATTACCTCCGGGAGCGGGCCGAATGGGAGGTCAAGCTGCAGGGCGCCTCCATCCTGCCGCTCTTTCCGGGCGACGAGATGCAAGCCTTCACCCCGTCAAGGCCGGCGGCCGGCTACTCGGCATTCGTCGAGAATCTCCTGCGGCACATCGCCACGGGCACCAACATGCCCTATGAGCTGCTGGCCAAGGACTTCAGCAAGACCAACTACTCGAGCGCGAGGGCCGCGCTCCTTGAAGCCTGGCGCTTCTTCATGACCCGCCGCCAGTGGCTGTCCCACCACTGGGCGCAGCCCGTGTACGAGCTCTGGCTCGAGGAGGCGGTGAACAAGGGTGAGATCGAGGCGCCGGGCTTCTACGAGCAGAAGGCCGCCTACTGCCGCTGCCAGTGGATGGGGCCGGGACGGGGCCATGTGGATCCCGAGAAGGAGGGCAAGGCGGTGAAGCTCAAGTGGGAGAACGGGACGACCACACTCGCCCACGAGAATGCCGAGCAGGGTCAGGACTGGGAGACGACCATGGAACAGCGCGCGGAGGAGGTGAAGCGGGCGATGGAGATCGCCGAGCAGAAGGGGATTCCGGTCGAGTACCTGCTGCCGACGGCGAAAGATTTCGGTAGAGCGTCACCAGAGACATCTGAGAACGAGGGGAACTGAGTTCGCTACATCGCCACGTCAGCGGATCGCTGAGTTGATATGTTCAGTCATCCGATCTCGTGATATGGCGCCACGCATTCTCTATGGTTTTTGGCCCGTCGCTTGATGCACACGCTTCAAGTTGAACCGCAATTAGACTATGTCTGTGAGCATCAAGTTTCAACGCGACGGCGCGTAACTTGGGATAGTCAATCTTCCAAACATCTTCTTTGCTACTTGGGCGAATGTTGGTGACGCTGGGTCTTTCCCCATCTAACGCCCATAAGTGGTGAATGATTCTGTCTCTTTCGCCTTTCGTCCCGGTGATTTGGTCGATGATCCGTATGAGTCGTGTACGCCAGGGTTCGGTCGCCTGCTGATGAACCGTGTCTCGAAGTAGCTTCGCTCGCTGCATAAACGTGGATTGGTTGCCAAGTATTGCTTCGGCGGGTTGGCCACGGGTGTTGAGAATCCAAATATCGATAAAGTTTTCAATGCACGACCATTGGTAGGAGACCATCCCTATTCCGTAGATGACTTTATCTGATACGGATATGCCGTTTCGAAAACCCTTGCGGCTTAGATTAGAGAGCATTGTTTGTGAAGTGCGAGAAAACCGGGAAACAAATCCCTGATGAGCCAGTATCCTAACCTGATCCAGCGGCTGTTCGACACCCCGCTGATGATCCTGGAATCAAAGCTGCAGACGATTCTGACGGTGCTCGCACCGAGAGCAGAGTTCAGCGTGCAGATGCCGGGCAGTCTCGACGTTCCGAAGCGGGACACCCTCGAGGCCTCACTCGCCGGCATGGGCCACAGCGTTCGCCGGTCCCGGAACGGCTACCTGATGGTCGGATCCACGGCCGTCCTCGACGTCATGGGCACGCTGGTGCAGCGCTGCAGCGGAATGGAGGCGGCAAGCGGCCTCGTCAGCTACGAGTTCCTGGCTGCCGATGTCGCCCGCATGCGCGCGGACGACGAGGTGAGTTCCGTCCTGATGGTCCTCGACACGCCCGGTGGCGAGGCGACGAGTGGCCTGTTCGATCTCGCCGGCCAGATCGCGGCGCTTCGGTCCGAGAAGCCAGTCTTCGCTTACGCCCACGATCTCGCCGCCTCGGCGGGATACCTCATGGCGTCAGCGGCGAACGAGGTCTGGATCCCCGAGACCGGCGCCGTCGGTTCCATCGGTGTGGTCACTGCTCACATCGACGTCTCGAAGAAGGCCGAGAAGGACGGGGTCGCCGTCACCTACATCTACGCCGGTCGCCACAAGATCGACGGCAATCCGTTCGAGCCCCTGCCGGACCGGGTGAAGGCCCGCGTCCAGGAGCGTGTGGATGCCGTCTACGGGATGTTCGTCTCGCGCGTGGCCGAATACCGGGGCATGTCCGAGAACGACGTCATCGACACCGAGGCAGACGTCTACTACGGCGAGGACGCCGTGACCATGGGCCTTGCCGATGGCGTTGCCTCGTTCGACCGCCTTCTCTCAAAAATCCTCGTCAGCGACGAGGCATTTCCGGCCGGCAGCGGCCATACCACTCAGCACCATGAGGTGAAATCCATGTCGCAGACCGACACCCCGAACACGACCCCGGCGCCGGAAGTCCTGACCGCCGATCAGATTGCCGATCGGTATCCCGATCCCGCGGTGGCACTGATCGACCGCGGGGCCAGGGCCGAGCGCGAGCGCATCGGCGCCATCCTGCAGCACGAATACGCCGCCGGTCGCCACCAGCTTGCCGAGCACCTGGCCTTCAGGACCACCTTGGGCGTCGAGGAGGCCGCCGGCATGCTGGCCGCATCGCCGAAGGAGGCTGCCGAGGCCTTGTCCGGCCAGTCGCCCTTCGAGACCGCCATGGCCGCCCTCGACAACCCGGACATCGGCGCCGATGGCGAGCCCTCGGGCGAGATGACCCCGCAGGCCATGGCCAAGTCCGTGGTCGCCATGGCCCGCAAGGCCGGCGTCATCCAGTAACCCCATTCACCAGGCAGGAGTTCACCCCATGTCCGACCCGTCCTTCTCCTCGGAGACCTTCAACCCCGACCGCCTGATCGGCGGCGACAAGAAGCTCGTCACCCGAGATGTCACCCTGACCGATCTCGGGAGTACCGGCGCCCTCGTTCGGGGCACTGTCCTCGGCATGGTCACCGCCGACGGCACCTACGGGATCAGCCTTGCCGCCTCGAGTGACGGCAGCGAAGTCCCCCGGGCCATCCTGGTCAAGGCCGCCGACCCATCGGGCGGCGACGTCCTCGCCTCAATCTACGACGAAGGCGAGTTCAACGAGGACCGGCTGACCTACGGTACCGGCCATACCGCCGATTCCGTCCGCGAGGCTCTGCGGGCCGTGGGTATCCACCTGAAGGAGCCGGTCAGCAACTAGTCGTCGGCCACGACCGGTTGGTACAGCCGGCTTCGAGCCGGTTTTTTTACGCCCATTTCCTGATTCCAGAGGAGATTCCCCATGGATGTCTACAGCACCGCCTTCCTCATCGCCGTGGTCGAGGAATTGAAACCCCCGCAGTCCTGGTTCCTGGACCGCTACTTCCCCACGGTCGTCCAGTCCAACACCGAGGAGATCAAGTTCGATGTCAAGGGCGGCAAGCGACGTATCGCCCCCTTCGTCTCGCCCCTCCTCGAGGGCAAGCTCGTGGAAAGCCTCGGCTACACCACCAAGACCTTTAAGCCCGCCTACATCAAGGACAAGCGGGTGTTCGACCCCGACCAGCCCCTCAAGCGCGCGGTCGGCGAGCGTCTCGGCGGGGACCGCTCCCCCATGAACCGCCTCGCCACCACCATCGCCGCCGAGATGGCGGATCAGGCGGACATGATCACCCGCCGCCTTGAGACGATGGCCGTCGAGGTCCTTCGAACCGGCAAGGTGACCGTCACGGGCGAGGGCTACGACACCGTGGTGGTCGACTTTGGCCGAAACGCCAACCACACCGTCACCCTCTCCGGCGCCACCCGCTGGGGGCAGTCCGGGATCAAGCCCCTCGACAACCTCGAGACCTGGACCAACACGGTGCTGCAGAACAGCGGGGCGGGCATCGTGGACGTGGTCATGGACCCCGACGCCTGGAAGCTTTTTGTGGCCGATGCCGACGTCAAGGCACTCCTCGACACCCGCAGGGGATCCACCGCCCGCATCGAGAGTGTCAACACCCCGAGGATCGGCGCTCAGTACAAGGGTCAGATCGGCCAGTGGGACTTCTACGTCTACCAGGACTGGTATGTGAACGATGCCGGATCCGAGGTCGCCATGCTGCCCTCCAACTCGGTGATTCTCGGTTCCGGGGCGGTGGAGGGCATCCGGCACTTCGGCGCGATCCGCGACGAGAAGGCGGGGTACCAACCCATGGCGATGTTTCCGAAGTCGTGGACCACGGAGGATCCGGCCGTGCGGTACCTGATGATGCAGTCGGCGCCGCTCATCGTCCCTTACCGCCCGGACGCGACCTTCGCGGCAACGGTGAACTAAGGGAGAGCCGACATGGCATTCAAGGCAGAGTCGAACATCGTCACCGCCGCCGGGGTGATTCACGCCGGCGAGTCCTTCAACCCGGACACCTACAAAATGCCCCGCAAAGAGGTGGAGCGGCTGATCTCGATCGGCGTCGTCACGCGGGGAGCGTCCGAGAGGAAACCGGCCAGCCTGGAGAAGGGGGCCGAGGATCCCGCTTCGGCGGTCGATTCGGACGACCGCCGAAACTCGAAAGACACCGCCGGGAAGTAGCCCGTGGCCACGTGGCGGGAGCGACAGATCCGGGCCGATGCGCAGCTCTTCGCTCGACACGGCAGCCCGGCCACGTACAGCCCCGGCACCGGCGACCCCGTCTCCCTGACGGTCCTCGTCGACAAGGGCTTCGAGGTCCTGGACGAGGAGGGCGGGGTGGCCGAGCACATGACCGTGATCCGCTACCGGCTCGTCGATCTGCCGGGCCACGAGATCGGCGCCACCGTCACCGTCGACGGCACCAGCTACCGGCTCGGCAAGACGATCACTGATGACGGCTTTATCCGGACTGTGCAAGCGTTGACCTGACCACTCTCCCGATGATCAAGACCGAGTTCCGCAACCTCTCCCTGGCCGAACTGCGCCGCAAGTTCGATCCCGCCCTGGTCGAGCGCGCCGATCGCATCGCCATCGGCCGTGTGGCGCGGAAGGTCCGCACGCAGGTCAGCCGGGACGTGCGGGCAGTCTATAACGTCAAGGCGCGGGACGTGGGCAAGACGGTGCGGATCCTGCGGAACAGGCGAGGCTCCGTCGAGGAGCGCATCCTGCTCTACACCGGTGGCTCGATTCCGCTGGCGAAGTTCGATGCCAGGCCCAAGCGCGTCCGATCGACCCGGGGTCCCCGGACCGGCGTCACGGTGAAGGTCCGGAAGGACGAGGGGCGCAAGCTGGTCGGTAAGCGCGAGGGCTTTCATGGGAAGGGCTTCCTCGCCAAGGGACAGGTGATGGCACGCAAGACGGCGAAGCGCACGCCCATACGGCCCCTGTTCGGCCCGGCAATTCCGCTGATGGTCGGCAATGACCTCGTCATCGAGAGCTACCACCAGACGGTCCGGCGGGAGTATCCGATCGAGCTCGAACGGGCGCTGAACTACGTGACGGGCAGGGTGTGATGCTCCCCGGCGTCCTGACACAGCTTGCCGACCATACCGATAGCTTCATCACCCTGCAGAACGCATGGACGATGCAGGCGGTCGAAGACCTGAGCGTCGACACGCCGGCGCTCTACGTCTACCATGGCCTGCGCTCCGGCGACCCGGATATCGGCGAAACGACCTGTTACCGCCAGCGCATCACGAAGTCGGTGTGCCTGTTCATCGTCTGCGAGCCGGACGACTTCGAAGGCCTGTGGAACGAGGTGTGGACTGCGCTCACCGGCTACCGGCCGGATCCGCTATCGGAGCCGCTTCGGTTCCTGGAAGGCGACACGCACAAGCAGACCGGCCAGTACCTCTGGTGGCGCGACATCTACCAGCTGCGCCGGGTGCATCGGAAGAGCGAATGACGCCGCAAGTCAGTGGATTCGGTAAGCGGTGTGGCAGGCGACACACTGCTGCATGACGTCGGACAAGGCGGCAAAGGCCTTGTTCAGGCCACCTTCGACCGCCGCCTCCTGTGCTGCGATCGCGAACTGGCTCGCCGCCCGATGCATGGACGTGCCGATGGCCTGCATCGATACCGGCATGAACTGCGCCATGTGCACCGCCCCGTGGACATCCAGTGAACTCATACCCAGGCGGGTTTCCGCGACCTCCGCGGCCTGTTCGTATTCCTGATTCGCCAGCTGCCGAGTGATCGTTTCAAGCGCCAACAGATGATCCCGCATGTTGCCGAGCATGTGCTCGCGCATCGGCTCTGGAAGCTCGACCAATTGGCGCTTGTCTTCCGCAGCCACGAGGTTCGGTAGAGCAATTAAGCTCATCGCGACGAAAAGGATCTTGAACATTGTTCTCTCAACGAACGCGTCAGTAGTGTTGCCGTCAGTATAGGCCGCACGATTTCGAACACGGATACCCTGTTAGAGATAACCAGACATGTCCATCGAAAAACTCCTCCTCGCCAAGCTCGAGTCCACTTACGACACCGACCCGACCCCCGACGACAGCAACGCCATCGAGACCATCGGCCTCGAGATGCTCCGCTACGAGGGTGACAAGGTGACCCGCGACGTCGACCGGCACACCCTCGGCGGCAAGCCGTCGATCAACATCAATCCGCACACGTCGACCAGCTTCTCGGTGCCGGCAGCGGCATCGGGCACCTCCGGCGCCTCGATCGCACCGCCGGCCCACGGTGTCCTGTGGCGTGCCTGCGGCTTCGACGAGACGATTGATACCACCCCGAGTTCGGAGAAGGTGACCTACCATCTCCCGGCCAACCAGGCGGACCTGAAGGACGCCAAATCCGTGACCCTGTGGGATTATCGCGCGCAGGCGGGCCTCGTGCAAAAGACCACGGGCGTGCGGGGATCGGTCGCCTGGACCATGGAGCGGGGACAGCTACCGCGGTTCAACTTCTCAAACCTGCTCGGCACCTACAACACTCCGGAAACCGGCGCCGAGCCCACAGGCATCGACTGGTCAGTCTGGCGCTCGGAATTGCCCTTCACCAAGGCGAACCTGCCGATCCTGACGCTGGACGGGGTCTCCGCCTGTGTCGAGTCCTTCAACATCGACTTCGGCCTGCAGGTCTCCCGCCGAAATCTCCCGGGCTGCCAGCAGACCATCCTGACCGGCTACGAGATCACCGGGGGCATGAAGATCGTTGCACCTACGGTGGCCGACAAGGACTGGTACGCCAAGGTCGAATCCCACGCCGGGATCTCGACGGTGGCGCTGGCGCTGCAGTACGGGACCACCCCCGGCGACATCATCCTGCTGAGCTCGGCCGAGATCCAGATCAGCAACCTGACCGAGGAGGAGAGCGGCGACGGGGATCTCGCCTTCAACTTCGAGCTGTCGTTCCTCGACCAGCCGGTCATCACGTTCCAGTAAGCAGAGTCACCCAGGAGAACCCAGAGCCATGTCCATTCTGAAGGGCGTCAAGGACCAGATTGACGTCAAGGTGACGGCGGAGTTCGACTCGGCCTCGGGCAGTGTCCGGGTACCGTTCGTCGCCGTCTACAAGCGCCGCAGCGCCATCGAGCTCGGTGAGCTGTCCGAGGTCCTGAAGCGCCAGAATCTCGCCGAGTATGTGGATCTCATCCGCGACAGCGTCGTCGGGTGGCGCAACCTCGACGCGAGCGACGGCTCGACGCTGCCGTTCTCCCGAGAAGCCCTCGACGAGATGGTCAATGTCCCCGAGTACCTGACCGCACTGATTGAGGGGCTTGGCGAAGCGGTCGGCAACCGGAAGGCGCTCTCCCGAAAAAACTGATCGAGGCCGGTCGGTTCTGGGCGTCGGGCAAGGATGATCCGGCGCGGGAGGGGGAACTGATCCGGCAACTTAGGTGGGCCGGTGCCCCGGAGTCGATCATCCGCCGGCGGATCGAGCAGCACTCCTTCATCGTCTTCCACGAGAACTGGCGCGCGTGGTGCCTGTTCCTCGCCTGTTCGACCCAGTGGCGCCGGGAGACGGTGTTCGCCTCGCACATGAAGAAGCCGGTCGTCATCACCCAAGGGCTCGATTACCCGGCCGTGGAGTCGGTGCTGCGGCTGAGCGGGATGGAGCCGTCGCGCCGCCCGTCCCTGTTCCGGAAGCTGCAGCTGATCGAGATGGGAGCGTTGACGGGCTTCGCCGATTGCGCCGGGTAGCGGGAGCGCCACAAAAAAAACGCCCCGACGGATCGGGGCGCAATCTAGGAGGAGGAAGAATCGATCCGTTGAAAGATCGATGATCCATAGATGGACCTGAAATGAGGATTATCCAGTCTTGTTGCATTGCAACATGGCAATGATTCCGATCACTCGATCGCTCGGCCCGGTTGACCGCGAAGGAGCTCGACAAGCCTGGAATCGCGCCGGAATGAGGGGCCGCGAGAAAGCTCAGGATCGAGACGGGGGCGCTTGAGGAGTCCGCCGAGCGAAGCGCATAAAAGAGAACCCCGGGCGAACCCGGGGCACAAGTACAGCGAAGCGGGATGGGACGAACTGCTGGCTTCGCCGTCAGACGGCCATGAAATCCTGAAACGTCGATCCACCCCACACTCGGCTGGAATCGTACGCAAGCGGCCTACGTAGATGAATCCTGTGGCGCGGTGTGTGTGGGATCACTGACCCACATTCAGCTCTTCGCACTCGTCGACTCCGCAATCGACGGAGAGCGGGCTGCCGCCGCCGGTGAGCCGTATACGCGCAAGCTCATTTGAACCGAATCCAGCAACCAGTTCCGCCGAGGTGGGATTGTTCGGATCGTCGGCGTTCTCGATGCGAAGGTCCACCTCGCTGAACGGAAGGCGGCCGCAGAACGAGAAGAACTCCAGATTCGTCACGCTGTCGCTGTCGCCGGAAGATTCAATCTTGACGGTTGCCTTCCACAGGGTTTCGCTGATGCACGACGATCCGTTGGGCACGCCGGCATGCGCAACCGAGGTGAGCCTGTCCAGGGGGAAGGGCCCGATGTTCGGGCTCGTGGACACGTCGTAGACGGGAAACTCTTCGTGAAGCAGAAACTCGATGTTCCACCAGCCGTCGCCGTTGCCGAAGTTCCTCTCGGCGTAACCATGAGCACTTCGTACCGGTTCTTCCGCCGCGTGTGCCGTGCCGACGAACTGGTCAAGCAGGGATCGGTTGTTCGACCCGTTCGCCGCGTAGTTGTCGAACTGAAGGCCCGAGTGTTCGGCGATGGGATTTGCGGTCCCACTCCCCTGCAGCACGGTGAATCCCGTAGTGGGTTCCGTGGGCTGCTCGGTGGTCTGAGCATGGGCGGGCAGAGTGACTGCCTCGACCACGGGCGTGGTCCACGCTGACGGCAGTTTCGCCACCGTCACCGCGCCGCCACCGATAGTCAATGCCTTGATCAGGCTTCTTCTGTTTGTCTTCAAAACGCTGCTCCTCGATTTTCAGCTTGGTAAGTGGTTGATAACACCTTCGGTCCCGAACCGCGGACGCGCGGGCATTCTACCCGATCGGGCAGGTATTGTCGGGAGCGGCCCCTTGATCAGAGTGAATCGAAGGTGCGATTCGAGAGTATCTGAGCACACACCATGTCCCGAACCTACAAGACCGGCCTCCTGATCACCGGAGACGCCAGGGGCGGCGTGCGCGCGGTGCAGATGACCGCGAAGGAGCTGGACAAGCTCGGCACCGCGGGGATGAAGGTCGGCGAGAAGCTGAAATCTGTCGGAGAGAACCTCAAGTCGGTCGGTCGCACGATGTCGACCCGGGTCACGGTGCCGATCACCGCGGCCGGTGTCGGCATCCTCAAGAGTGCCGGCGACTTCGAGGCGGCGATGAACCGGGTGGTCGCCGTCTCCGGCGCCTCGGGCGATGAGTTCGCCGCCCTGACCGATCAGGCCAAGGAGCTCGGCCGCACCACGAAGTTCTCGGCTTCCGAGGCCGCCGACGCCATGGGATTCCTCGCCATGGCCGGCAACAACGCCGAGCAGATCCTCTCGGCCATGCCCGCCACCCTGCAGCTGGCCGCGGCCGCGGGTGTGGACCTCGGTGCCGCCGCCGACACCGTCACCAACATCCTCGCCGGTTTCAAGCTCGAGACCGAGGAGCTGACCCGGGCCAACGACGTCCTGATCTCGGCAATGACGGGGTCGAACACGGATCTTCAGCAGCTCGGTGAAGCGCTCAAGTACGTGGGGCCAGTGGCCGCGGGCTTCGGCCTGACCCTCGAGGAGACAACGGCAGCCCTGGGGCTCCTCGGCAATGCCGGCATCCAGGCCTCCATGGCCGGCACGACCCTCAGGGGCATGCTGACCCGCCTGGCGGACCCGAGCAAGGAGGCGGCGACGATCCTGGAGAATCTCGGCATCGCCGCCTTCAACGCCGACGGCTCCATGAAGCCCTTGGCCGACATTCTCGGCCAGATCGAGGAATCCGGTATGTCCTCGGCCGAGGCGATGAGCGTGTTCGGCCAGCGGGCGGGTCCGGGTGTGCTGGCCATGGTGGGGCAGGGAACAGGGGCCTTGGTGGAGCTTCGGACCCGGCTCGAGAACGCGGGCGGCACCGCACAGCGCATCTCCGAGGTGCAGATGCAGGGCCTGAACGGCGCCATGAAGTCGCTGACGAGTGCGCTCGAGGGTCTGGGTCTCGCCATCGCGGGGAGCGGGATCCTGGAGTTTGCCACCGGCATCGTCACCAAGATGACCGACTGGGTGCGGGTCCTCGCCGAGACTAACCCCGAGATCCTGAACCTCGGCGTCATGGTCGCCGGCGCCGCCGCCGCCATCGGCCCCCTGGCCCTCGTCCTCGGGGGCGTGGTGACGGCCCTCGGGGCCCTGATCTCCCCGATCGGCCTCGTGGTGGCGGCCGTGGTCGGTCTTGGGGCCGCCTGGATTGCATTCGGTGACGATATCCAGGCGGTGTGGACACAATACGACCTGTTCGTCGGTCGTATCGTGGCGCGGGTGAGTGAGATGGCCACCAAAGTGGTGAAGTCCGTCACCGATATGGTGGCGAGGATCAAGGAGCAGCTGGTGGGCCAGTTCGCCAGGATCGGTGATGCCGTGGGCGACACGGTCGACTCCGTGGTCGGCTTCTTCGCGGACATGTGGGACAAGGTGGTGGGTCATTCCTACGTCCCCGACCTGATTGAGGGCATCGAGGAGGAGTTCGATCGGCTCGATGACGTCATGGTCAGCCCCGCCGAGGAAGCCACATCTGCCGTGACCGGCTTCTTCGAGGGCATGGGCCGGGACATCGCCGGCATCATCAAGGGGGTAATCAAGGGCACCACGGATCTCGGTGATGCCCTGAAGTCCCTCGGTGAGCAGTATCTCGACCGCTTCATCGACCGGGGCATCGACAACCTCCTCGGCGGCCGCGGCTTCTTCGACTACACCTCCGGTGGCGGCATCGGTGGCGCGATTGGCCACGGCACGCGTGTCGGAGGGGGAACGGCTGGTGGAGGCGGATCCGGAGGTCTGGTCGGTACCGGGACGCTCCTTCGCATCGGCAAGGAGATCGGCACGGCGATGGGCAACGGCCAGGGCCTGTGGAGAGCAGTGGCCACCGGCATCAAGAACGGCATCACCGGCATCTCCTCGACCGCGGCCGGGAACCTCGGCTTCAAGGGCCCGGGAGTCATGAACTACGGCCAGGCGCCGGCGGCCTCCACAGCGGCCTCGAGCGGCGCCGCCAGCGCAGGCGCGGTGCCGTCATGGGCCGGCGGCGCGGTCATGGCGGTGGTGTCGTTCATGGCGGGGCTGCAGGAGAAGTCCCAGATGAAGAAGATCATCCGCGCGCGCGAGGAGATGATGGCGAACTTCTCGCCGCTCGACGCCGAGTCCCTTGGCCTCGACTCGACCTTCATCGGGGCGCTGGAGACCGCGCGCGAGGGCGTGGAGCGGATCTACGCGGCGGTGGACCGAAAGCTCGTCATCGCTCTGAAGGAAGCCGGCGCCATTACTGGGGACATCGGCCTACGGATGGCCATGAACGGCGAGCACATCCACCAGATGCACGGCAGCGTCGAGAAAGTCCGCCAGGCCCTCGAAGGGGCGAAGATCACCGGATTCGCCTTCGCCGGCTCCATCGAGACCGCCATCGAGAAGGGCAACGGCCTGCAGGTGTCGATCGAGGGCAACTCGGAGATCATCAAGCAGGCTCTCGTCAGTGCCGCTCAGCAGGGCGATCTTGCCTTCCGCCAGTTCACCGAGACGGCGAGCGGGGCAAGTGCGGTCCTGACCGGCGACATCGGCAAGTGGCAGAAGGTCCTGCAGGATTTCGTGACCACGGCGGTCAAGGCGGCGATTGCCGGCGTCGATGACCTCGCCGGGGAGGCGAACAACGCGACCACCGCCTTCGAGCGACTTGCCCGGGCGGCCGCCAGTGTCCCGAGCGTGCGAGCCAATCCCTTCGGTGGTCGTGACGGTGCCGATGGTAGTCATGCCGGGGGGCTGCCGTACGTCCCCTTCGACGGTTACAGAGCAGTGCTGCACCAGGGGGAGCGGGTGCTCACCAGGCGGGAGAACCTACGGTACGCCGCGCCCCAGAAGCCGGTGGATATCCGACCGCTGCTCGCGGAGGTTCAAGCATTGAAGGACGCCGTCCTCGCGTCGGGGTCGAGCGTTCGCCAAGGTGTGGACGAAACGACGCGGCAAGTGAAGAAGCAGGTACGTGGCTACTCGCGGAGAATTGCGTGACTTGTACAAAAAGGACAATCAAAACTGTTGCTGGTCGCGATTCGTTTTAGGCGCGCTCCTTCATCTCATAGTCTGGACCGAACTTTTGCTTGACCCAGTCAAGGATTTGGCTCAAGGCATCTTCTTCTGATGTGCCTAAACGCTTTTCTAGGTGAAAATCGAGATGCCCCTTTTCGCCAGGTGCTTTTAACGCTCTATCCCCTTCATGCCACACGCAACTGGCATAGACCAATCCACCGTCCTGCTCCGAAATCAAAATCAAATAATGTTTGTTTCCCAAATATAAGTCATATGACTTCGTCCACTTGAGTGAACTCATCGCGCATTTCCCTCATTCGACTATCGTGAAATCGATAGTCTATCACTGCGGTTAAAAACGTTCGAGATTAAATCTTCGAGATCAAGGTAATCACGAACAATATTTTATACCGTAGTTCAATTACGCATGCCCCTCTCCGACGCCGACTTCCTCGCCTGGACCCGCAGCGCGAGGCGAAGACCCGTGGTGCTGGTCGAGTTCGACGTCACTGACGAGACCGAGTCCCCGCAGGTCCTGCGAGTCGCCACGCGCCGCTACACCACGGCCACCAACGTCTACCGGGGGCGCCTGGTCGACTTCGAGCTCGATTGGGAGATGGAGCCGGGTGTCGCGGGATACTCCGAGCCCCAGCTCGCAGAGCTCGAGATCGTCAACGACAACCGCAGGCTCGATGCGTGGAAGGGCTACCGATTCGACGGAACCGTTCAGGCGTGGCTCGGCGATCGGAGTTGGGACCTCGCCGACTTCCGCAGCCAGTTCGTCGGCGAGGTGACCGAGTTCCAGTCCGAGCGCGACCGCTTCCGGATCACCTGCCGTGACACGCAGAGGCGGCTCGACGAGATCGGGCCCGCGAGCGACTTCACCGTCACGTCGAAGAAGATTGGCAGTGCCTTGGTTCAGATGCTGCAGACGCCGACCGGCCCCTTCGACGCCTCGGAGATCGACACTGCCGCCTTCACGGCGCTGGACACCACGTTCCCCTGGAACCTGTCCCACAGTGAGGATAGCGACGCCAACCGGCTGGATGTGATCGACACGATCCTCGCGGGCTTCCCGATCGACTATGGGCCGAACACGGAAGGTCTCATCACCGCCCGGGTGTGGAGCCCACCAACGGGTTCAAGCACCCACAGGACCATCAAGCCCCTGGCCCATCCCGAGATCGAGCGTATCGAGCCCCTGGGCGAGATCACCCTCAAGAGCGACGGCTGGGAGGTGACGCGCGAGGACGCGACCATCAAGGCGAACTACCCCGGCTACCGCACCGAGTCCTTCTCCGTGGCTCTCGACAGCCAGACGGACGCCGAAGCCCTCGGTGACGATCGGCTGGCTCGCTTCAACCGCCCGTTCGACCGGCTCGAGTACCCGGTGGGTTTGGCCCTGTTCGGCCTCGATCTCGGCGACGAGGTGCCGGTCGCCTTCCCGTACCTCGGCTACGAGTCAGGGCAGTACGGCCGCGTCACGCGCATCACGCGGCGCCTGCGCGGGCCGTCGACCATGGAGGTGTGGGTGTGAGTTACGGCAACAGCCGCTTGGCCATGCTGAACTGGGGCGAGCTGGACGGGGCATCGGTCGTCGCCACCAGCGAGGTCGGCGATTTCGTCGACGATAACCTGTTCGATTCGGATCCGGACCTGTCGTGGCGATCGAGTTCCACCGTGGCTCAGACCCTGACCGTGACCCTCGACCGGGTCCGCCCCGTCGACTGTGTGGCCCTCTGTGCCAACAACCTGTCGGTCGGCGCCACCGTCCAGATCACCTACAAGGACGGCAGCACGGTCCTCGCCGTCGATACCGTGGACGCCCATAGGCCCCTGTACGGGGCGTTCCAGGCGCCAGGGGCGTTCCTCATCGGCGCCTTCGGCGTCCCGGATCCGAACGACCAGATCGAGTTCCTGTACCCCTACACGGATGTCTGGCGTGATGACCTGGTCTTTCCGGACACCATCGAGATCGTCATCACGGATCCGAACAATCCCGATGGCTTCATCGAGGTCGGGTACCTGTTCATCGCCCAGTCCTTCACCCCCGAGCACAACCGGGCGTGGGGCTACGAGGCGGGATTCCTGCCGGCAGCGTCGGTATCAGATCGACCGGACGGCGCCACCATCGTCGAGTACGACCACCCGAAGCGTGTGGCCCGCATCCGCTGGGAGTGGCTCTCGACCGCCGAGCTTATCCGGGTGAACCAGCTGCTCCTGCAGGTGCAGCTTCGAGAGGGCGTGATGCTCTGGACCGGGTATCCGGGGCAGGGCGGGGCGTGGGAGGACCAGCACGTGAT